TGCCATGGCGTTTTACCTATTGACACCTACAAAAAGGAAGTTGATGAACTCGTTGAGCCAAAGTATGAAATGGATTGGAATAGTCTCCGATCCAAACTCAAGGCTACAGGTATTCGCAACTCTACACTGATGGCTTTGATGCCCGCTGAAACATCTGCTCAAATCTCAAATTCAACAAATGGGATTGAGCCACCTCGTAGTCTTGTATCAGTCAAGCAGTCGAAGGATGGCGTGTTGAAGCAGGTTGTTCCAGCGATTGGCAGATTGAAGAATAAGTATGAACTACTTTGGGATCAACAGTCACCAGAAGGCTACTTAAAAATTTGCGCAGTGCTCCAAAAGTTTATTGACCAAGGTATTTCCGTCAACACTTCATACAACCCACGTTATTATGAAGAAGAAAAAATACCTATGTCAGAAATGATTAAGCATGTGCTTATGTTTTATAAGTATGGTGGTAAGCAGTTATATTATTTTAACACTTACGACGGTTCTGGTGAAATGGAAATCAAGTCACTTCCAGAAATCGGTAAAGGCGAACTGTCTGATTCGGAGTGCGACAGCTGTAAAATTTGAGGTATCAAATGAAAGCGCGAATATATAATTGTCCTGAATTAAATCCAGATAAAATCTATGAAGTGCTTTGGTATACCAAATATAACATTGGTTGCGACAAAGACGTGCACATCGAAGTTCAAGAAAATAATGTATTGAAGAGCGTCAAAGTCGCATATCAAAATATCGTTTGGTTGGAATCGGAAGATAACATATGTCAGTAAATATACAAAACATGTCAGCACAGGCTGAAATGTTGGCTGCTAGAGAAAAGAAATAGGAGAAAAAAATGGACAATGATCCGATACTCGGAAGCGTAATGATATTTGCTGGTAATTTTGCGCCACGCGGTTATCTCTACTGCAATGGAGCAACATTAAGTATAACGCAAAATCAAGCATTGTTTAGTATACTTGGTGTTCAATATGGCGGTGATGGCGTGAGCAATTTTAAATTGCCAGATCTCCGTCCAGATGTAATTGAATACCAAGTCGACTTGTCGCCTGAAGAGGCTGTTGGTGTTGTGCCTGTCGTAAAGGGTAAGCGCGAATGGCAAGACAATGAACCAAAGTGGTTAATTGCCACAGAAGGTCTTTACCCAAGTCGTCCATAATATGGCATATTTAAACGCTAACATACCTCCCATAGAGTGTTTTGTTAGATCTAACTTTTTACAAAATAGGGTTGAGTGGGATGAGTCAAAAGACTTCTACCTTCCAGTTCTTATTTTCGGCGTGGCGTCGGTGCCGCACCGCGTACCTTTATTTCATTTTATTATGGAAGATGAGGGGGTTTGGTTCCGCATGCCGATCCATGCCTTTTGTCATAAGGAGGGTGCTCAACAAGAAGAACTCTATAACCTAGTTTTATGGGACTGTTTTAGCCCATATATTTCAGTTACACAGTTCGACTTTTTGATCAATAAACGAATGCGCTACATTGACCGAAATAAAAAGTGGAATGAGGGTACATACTTGTTCACCCTTGATTGGTCACAGGAGGATCGTAATGTTCTTGACACAGGGTTTAGTGAAGTTCCTGGACAGCATAAGTGCGGTCATTTTATCAAATTGGACAATGGAAATTTCGCAATACAGCCTAATAATCGTATCCGTGCTTTTGAACCGTCCTTTGTCACTAAACCTGGTCAGAATGTTATTGAGCGTAAACTAGGAACAAATATGTGGTCAGTCGAAAATACATCCAAGTGGGTTTTGTCTGATGACGATCGTTTTGAATACAATATTGAAGAGAATAAATCATGAGCGTGTTTCACCAAAAGAAAATTGACACAACCCAAGAGCCCGCATTTTTTGGGGCACCAGTTTCTATTGCTCGTTATGACAAACAGAAGTATTCAATTTTCGAAAAACTGACTGATAAACAACTTGGATTCTTTTGGCGACCTGAGGAAGTTGACCTTTTACGCGACGCAAAAGATTTCAAAAACTTATCTGATTACGAAAAACATATTTTCACGAGCAACTTGAAGCGTCAAATTCTCCTTGACTCAGTTCAAGGTCGCGCTCCTGTTGCTGCGCTTTTGCCATTGACCTCGCTACCAGAACTTGAAAACTGGATTATCACTTGGTCATTTTTTGAAACAATTCATTCACGTTCTTACACCCATATCATTAGAAACGTTTACTCAGACCCGTCAAAGGTGTTTGATGAAATGTTGGATATTAAAGAAATTGTAGACTGCGCAAAAGACATTAGCAAGTATTATGACAACGTAATTAATAATGATAAGACTTTGTTACAGGCTAAAAAGGATCTTTGGCTCTGTTTGAATGCTGTTAATGCACTTGAGGGTATCCGCTTTTACGTATCGTTTGCTTGCTCATGGGCATTTGCTGAACTGAAAAAAATGGAAGGTAATGCCAAGATCATTAAGTTCATTGCCCGCGATGAAAATGTCCACTTGGCATCAACGCAACACTTGTTGAAGATTTTACCAAAAGATGATCCAGCATTTGAAAAAATTCAAGCCCAAACGCAGGATGAAGTTTTGGATATGTTCAAGTCTGTTGTTGAACAAGAAAAGACATGGGCAAAATATTTGTTCAAAGATGGCTCAATGATTGGACTGAATGAGAAACTACTTTGTGACTATATTGAATGGATTGGTAATAAACGTCTACATGCAATAGGTCTTGATAATATATACAAAACAGGAACCAACCCACTTCCATGGACACAAAAGTGGATCAGTGGTGGAGAGGTTCAAGTTGCCCCGCAAGAAACTGAAATAACAAGTTACATTGTGGGTGGTGTTAAAAAAGATGTGGATCAAAACACATTCAAGGGATTTAGTTTGTAAGGAGAAATATATGCAATGGCATGAGTGTTTGTCATGCGAGAAAGATTTTAAGATCAAGTCAGAGTCAGTAGATGACGATGATGAGATTTTGTTTTGCCCTTTTTGTGGCGCGACTGACCTAGAAAGAGAAGATCCTGAAGAGGAAGAAGAAAAGTGGACTGAAGAGGTCGAGCCGTTTGATGATGAATATTGATGTGGTTGTTTGAAGGCAGAGAATTTACAATTGAAGATGCCTCTGGTTATTATGGATTTGTTTACGAAATTGAATGTCTGGTGAATTCCAAAAGATACATTGGGCGAAAGTATTTTACACGCGCTGCGTACAAACAAGTCAAAGGGAAAAAGAAAAAGACACGTAAGGTTTCCGACTGGGAAAACTACTACGGCTCATCACCGTCCCTGAAAAAAGATATTGAGTTGTTGGGTGAGCAAAATTTCAAAAGAACAATTTTAAAATTATGCAAAACTCGCGGTGATACAAACTATACTGAGGCTAAATACCTGTTCGAAAGAGAAGCGTTGGAACGCGATGATTATTATAATGAGTGGATTAGTTGTAAAATCGGAAAGTCGAGTGTTATAAAAAAGACTTGACTTACTTACTGAGGTGAATTATGATGTATAAAGTATACACAAAGCCAGATTGTCCCTACTGCGTAAAAGCCAAGTCTCTCCTGAAAATGAAGGGGTTGGGATTTACCGAGGTAAAAATTGGCACAGATGTAACTAGAGAGTTTGTTATGGAGAATTTTCCATCAATGCGTAGTGTACCAATCATCACCAAGGATGATGCGCTGGTTGGAGGCTACACGCAACTAGAGGAGTCGTTAAAGTGAGTGAAGAAAAGTTGAAGTTTACTGACTTGGATGGTGCTCATCACGTAGCAGAGCGTAAGCCAAAAATCTACGAAAGCCCAGACAAAGGTCAAACTGTATATGAACGTGAGTTTGGTTCCAGCGAGCGTACAATTGTTAAAACCGCTGTGCAAATGCAATGGAACAACTGGAATATCAAAGACAAAACTTAATTAGCGAGTCACTAATGAAATCATTGCTTGAAAATTTGCAAGAGCATATTTGCGTTGTTTCTTTTACCAAAATCAATGGTGAGTTTAGAAAAATGCGCTGCACTTTGCGTGAGGATATTTTACCAAAGGTTGAAGTGAAAGAAAATGCAAAGCCAAGAAAGGTAAATGAGAGTGTGTTGTCAGTTTGGGATGTTGATAAGAACGATTGGAGAGCATTCAGAATTGACAGCGTCACATCAGTCAGTGTTGACCATGACCCTACTGTTGAGGATATTGTCGCATGATTTACATAGTTGACATCGACCAAACGATTTGTCACACACCAACTGTTGATGGTCGTCAGGCGTATGAATTATCAAAACCGATTCAGGAAAGAATTGCGGTCATAAATACATTATACCACGATGGTCATACGATTATTTACTGGACTGCCCGAGGTTCTGGTAGCGGTATAAACCAATACAGAATTACAAGAAATCAACTTGACAAGTGGGGAGTTTTGTATCATGAACTCCGCATGGGTAAACCAAGTTATGATGTTTGGGTGGATGATAAGGCATTTAGTGATAAGGAATTTTTTGATGAAAAATCAAGACTTAATAGAACTCAACGAACTGAATAAAGAGTCACAGGGCGGTACTGAACTTACAACCAAAAATTTGTTTGATCGTTTAGACCGTGAAGAACTCGAAAATGTTCAAATTATCACTGCTCGCGTTCGCGAACTAAAGCAGGATAAAATCCGAATTTACCACCTTCATGATTTGGCGCTTGATCCAGAAGCAGCCCACTTGAAGGAAGAAGAAAGTCGCAAACGTTTTCACAAACTTGTATTTTCTTCCAACTGGCAGTATCAACAGTACCGTGACTACTTGGGCGTTCCATACAGTCATCAAAGCACCGTGATCGAAACTGGCGTTGAGCCAATTTCATTTACAAGCAAACCAAAAGACAAAATCAGACTCATTTACACTTCAACACCCCACCGTGGTCTTGAAATTCTTGTTCCTGTATTTGAAGTTCTGGCTAAAAAATATCCAAACATCGAGTTGGATGTATTTTCCTCATTTGGAATTTATGGTAGCGAATGGGAACAAAGAAACAAACCATTTGAAGAATTGTTCGAGCGTTGTAGAACTCACCCACAAATCAACTATCACGGTTGGGCATCTAATGATGTAGTCCGTGAGGCATATCAGCGTGCTCATATTTTCGCCTATCCATGTATTTGGCCAGAAACATCTTGCCGTAGTCTTATTGAGGCGATGTCAGCAGGTTGTTTATCTGTACATCCAAACTTCTCAGCATTGACTGATACATCAGGTGGGTTGACTGTTCAATATGACGGTGATCATAGTGATATCAACGCCCATGCTAATATGTTTGCGCACACGTTGATGTATGCGATTGATAATGTACAAAATAACGATTTGACAAACTGGTTATCATTTGTGAAATCATACGCTGATGCAAGATTTTCATGGACGACAGTAATTCACAAATGGAAATCAATGATTGCAGCACTAAAGGCAGAGCATCGTGATCTTATCAAAGGCGCCACTCAGGGTTAGTTTCTTTGGTGGGGGTAGCGATATCCCCGCCCACTTCTTAAAACACGGTGGTGCCACACTATCAACCGCCATTGACAAATACGTTTACGTATCGGTTATTGGGACACCACAGCCACATATCAAACTGACTTATTCAAAACTTGAGGTTGTCACTTCAGTTGATGACATTCAAAATGAAATTGTCCGAAATGCTCTAAATTATTTCGGAATAAAGTCAAACATAGAAATTACATCATTTGCCGACATCCCTACTATTGGTAGTGGGCTTGGCGGTTCATCAGCATTCACTTGCGCCCTCGTCGCCGCACTCAGTCGCTACCTTGAGTATGATGTTGATGCCTACAAAATTGCACAAATCGCATGTCATATTGAAATTAACATGTGCGGCTGGCGAATCGGTTATCAAGACCAGTATGCATCAGCGTTTGGTGGGTTCAACTACATTGAGTATAAAGACTTGGGTGTTGCGAGCGTAACCAAGGTTCAGAAATTGTGTGAGTTGGACTCGCTGTACCTTGTCCCAACGAAAATTGAAAGGCACTCGACAAAGGTCTTGAACTCCATCAATTTTGATGAAAAAACAGCCCTGATATGCGAGTTGGCTGAATACGCCAAGAGAAATAAAGATAAGTTTCTAACACCCAAGCAACTAGGTTCTGAGTTGAAAAAATGCTGGGAAATCAAGAAAATGCTTGATGGCGGTGTTTCTAATGATAAGATCGACAAACTATATGCCGATGCGCTGGAAAAGGGTGCGATCGGCGGCAAACTCCTCGGCGCAGGAGGAGGCGGTTATCTAATGGTAGTCGCCGATCACCCTGCAGCCAGAAAACACTTTAGACAAACAGGAGCGATGAAAATAAACATCGCCGAAGAGGGAGCAAAGGTTGTATATGAAGATTAATGAGATTTTAGACAATCACAAAAAATTAATTGAACATGGACTTGACTCAATCAACTTGGGTGAATTTCAGAGGGCTGCTGATGTTATTGTCGACGCAATCAAAGGTCGCAAACGTATTTTCACCTGTGGCAATGGTGCATCAGCCTCAATCGCTCAACACTGGGCTTGTGATTACTTCAAGGGTTGTTCAAAGGGAAGTTTGGCTCCGCAGGTTTACTCATTGTCAGCAAACATCCCACTGATGACTGCAATCGCTAATGACATATCATATGATGATGTTTACTCATATCAAATTGAGCGAGCAGGTGAAGTTGGTGATCTGTTAATTGTTATCAGCAGCAGTGGTAACTCGCCAAACGTGGTCAAAGCAATTGAGGCTGCACGTAATCGAGGAATGTTGACTGTGGCGCTCACTGGCTTTGTCGGGGGCAGATGTTGGGAGTCTGCTGATTTTGTAGTCCACGTCGACATTCAAGAATACGAAGCGACTGAAGATGTTCATCAAGCAGTCATGCATATGATTGCCAAGTATGTCAGGGCGAAACTCTGGGCTTGACTTTATTTCTAAAAAGAAATAGAATAAAAATATGATGAAAAATACAAAGTCGATCGAACAGCAGTGCCTCGGCGATGAACCGATTATACTTGACACAATCACTGACTCTACAGATAGCAGATTGATTCATGCCCTCAATTGGTACAACTACATGTATACCATTGACAAGGGTAAACCATGGCTACTCCAGTATTTAAAGAAACACTACCCAACTGGAATTGCCGAGTCTATTAGAACAGCCCCAAACTGGCGCACGCCAACAACCATTTGTTGGATGGCAAAAATGATGCTCAATGGCACAAGGTTTGGCGACCAATTGATGGAGTATTTTCACCGAAAGATTAATGACAACGCTGCTGCCGCAAAGCCATCAGTGGTTAAGGCAGAGAAAAAGGTTGTTGATATTCAGGTGCGCGTGAAAGAAAACGCTGACAAACGCATTGGCGAAATTGATAGTGAGATTGACGTGGTCATGAAGGGTGGGTCATTCGACACCTACAACTACCTGACCAAAAACCAAATTTCGCCTCAAGTCGCCAATATGATCAAGGCGCATTTTGAAAAGCACTTGAACTTTTTGAAGGGTGATGACCCGCAAATTGCCGAGGCTTACGGTAAGAAACTGAAAATGTGGCTTGACTTTTATACCCAGTTGGTGTATGATTGTGATCGTTACATTGGAAACAAGCGTGGGTCGAAGGTCAGAAAACCGAGAGCCAAGAAGGAAAAACTCGCAACTGATCTTGTTAAGAATTTAAAGTATCAGAAAAACTTTACAGAGTTGAAGTTGGTCAGTGTCAACCCAGTTGATATTGTCGGTTCTGAATCCCTATGGGTCTACAACACTAAATACAAACAGTTGACTGTATATTACAGCAGCGGTCGCAGTGGACTTTCTGTCAAGGGAACGACACTTGTTGGGTTTGATGTTGAGACTTCAGAAACAAAAACTCTCAGAAAGCCAGAGGAAACAATTAAGGCTCTGCTTGCTGGTGGTAAAATTGTACAAAGAAAATTGTTATCAAACCTATCAACAAAGTCGATAAAACCCAATGGCAGAATCAACGACCAAACGATTTTGTTAAAGGTTAACAAATGAATAAAAATAATGTCATAATGTTTCCAAAGGGCAAGAAAGAAGACGCCCCACCACAAACGTTAGACGAAATTGTAGACAAAATTGAAAAGATTAGACTTGAGCATGCTGAAAATACAATTCAAGAAATTGCCCCTCAAATGCTTAACATTTTGTCCACTGTTGGCGTTGATATAACACACCCAGATCAACAAACGTTAAATGCAATGTTCATTGAATGTATACGCGCTCATATGCACAAAATGATGAAAATACATCATCCATTTCATGATATTGCTGAACAGTTTTTCATATATAATGAAGATGATACTGGTGTGACCTATAGTTTCTCTCCAGAAATGTTTACTGAGTTGGAAGAGAACGAAGAGCAGGAGTGATTTTAATTTTATGATGATCATTGACTTGAATCAGGTTATGATTTCGACTTTTATGTCGCAAATTGGTAATCACACCAACGTAAAGGTTGAAGAGGATTTGCTACGGCATATGATTCTCAACTGTATCCGTTCATACATTAAGAAGTTCAAAAATGAATATGGTGAGGTTGTCATTGCCTGTGATGATCGCCACTACTGGCGTCGTGAGGTCTACCCTTACTACAAGGCGAATCGCAGAAAGTCCCGAGAGGCTTCTGAAATTGATTGGAATGTGGTTTTTGAAAGTCTAAATAAGATACGTGAAGAGTTGAAACTCTACTTCCCGTATCGTGTTATTCAAGCCGATGGCGCGGAAGCAGATGATGTAATCGGCACACTTGTAGAAAAGTTTGGTAACACTCACGAAAAAATCTTGATCCTATCTGGCGACAAAGATTTCGTTCAACTACAGACTTACATGAACGTCAAGCAATATGACCCAGTTCGTAAAAAGTTTGTTGAGCATAATGACCCATCACGTTTTGTGAAGGAACAAATTATGCGAGGCGATGCAGGTGACGGTGTCCCAAACTTCCTCAGTGCTGACAACTGCTTTGTAGTTGGCGGTCGTCAAAAGCCACTGAGCCAAAAGAAACTAGACCTTTGGGTTAACCAAAAGCCAGAAGAGTTTTGTGATGAAGGTATGCTCCGCAACTACAACCGTAATCAACAATTGATTGACTTGAATTTTACTCCCCCTGAAGTTAAGAGCAGGGTGATTGAACAATATGATAGTCAGTCAAATAAGAACCGTCAACATTTGTTCAACTATTTTGTTGAGAAAAAACTGAAACATCTATTGGAAAACATTAATGAGTTTTAACATGGCAAGAAAATTACCAATATCGACTATTATCGACAACGCAGCCAATTTGAAAAAGATTGAAGAGCGTGCTGCCTATTTACAACAACATGATAGCACTGCGCTTCAAACTGTTTTAAAGTTCGCCCTCGATTCAACGATCAAGTGGGCATTGCCTGAGGGTGCACCTCCTTACAAGCCTTGTGAGGCTCTTGATATTGAGGGTATGCTTTATTCAGAAGCAAGACGTCTTTATTTGTTTGTAGAGGGGGGCAATGACGGTTTGACGAAGTTCAGACGCGAAATGCTCTTCATTAATATGCTTGAGTCGCTGAATCCAAAAGATGCAGAACTCATCATTGCCGCGAAGGATAAAAAACTCCCAAAGGGCATCACCAAAAAAGTAGTAAATCTAGCATTCCCGAGGTTAATCGAAGATGAGTAAAAGAGATAAACGTTTTGAGTCTTATGAGGACGAAGAACGTGGTTATGAATCATATGAAGACAGGAAGCAAAAGCGTAAGGAAAAGAAATTGCGTAATGCTTTGAGGACTAATGACATTGACTTGCTTCAACGTCTTGATGATGATTATGACGATTTTTACGATGATCATTATAAATAAAACATGCCAACGTATACCTTTAAAAATTTAAAGACTGGAAAGGTTTGGGAAGACACTATTTCAATCTCCGCGAGGGATGAATTAGTTAAAGACCCAAACATTCAGCAGATCATTGATTCTGCTCCAGCAATGAGTTATAAGGGTACAAAAACGAAACCAGCGGCTGGTTTTAGGGATGTTTTGAAAAAGATTAAATCAAAGCACAGAGGCTCCAACATCAACACATTTTAGGATTATCAGTGTCAACTACAAAAAGATTAACAAAAAGAGAAAAAAGAATACTGAAACAAAATGGCGAACTGGATGAAAGCAATAAACCAACATTTACCTCACCGAACTTTAAACTAGCAAACATACAGCCGATAACCGAAAACCAAAGAAAAACATTTGAAGCGTTTGAACAACAAAAACACTTAATGTTGCACGGTATGGCAGGAACAGGAAAGACTTTTGTCTCACTGTATCTTGCTTTAAAACAGCTGATGGATGGAGCCTCTGTCCAAAATAAAATATACATTGTCAGAAGCGTAGTTCCCACTCGCGATATGGGATTTCTACCTGGCAATCAAAAAGAAAAAATGAAAGTGTATGAAGCACCATACATGGCAATTTGTTCAGAACTATACAAGCGTGGTGATGCTTATGAAGTTTTGAAGCAAAGGGGTGCAATTGAATTTATGTCCACGTCGTTTATTCGTGGGACAACGTTGAATGATTGCTATGTGATTGTAGATGAAATCAACAACATGACTTTTCATGAACTTGATTCAGTTATAACTCGCATCGGCAAAAACTGTAGAGTGATGTTTTGTGGGGACTTTCGACAGTCTGATTTAACACGTGATCAAGAACGAAATGGCTTACAAGACTTCATTAAAATTATAAACAAATTATCTGACTTTGAGCATATTGATTTTCAAGAAAAAGATATTGTCAGATCAAAATTGGTAAAAGAGTACATCATTGCAAGAGAAAAACTCGGTCTTCAAGCGTAAAAACTTTACACACAAACTGCTTGATTTTCCAGACCTAAACACAATCAGTAAGAATGGCAAACGCTACTATGTAATGGAAAGTGGCGATGCTTATCCATCAGTAACTACAGTGCTTGATTCTATGACAGACAAGACTTCATTGTTTGAATGGCGCAAGCGTGTAGGTGAGGCTGAGGCAAATAAAATATCAAGGCGTGCCGCATCAAGAGGAAAAGCACTCCACCTTGCCTGTGAAAAATATGTTCTCAATGAGGATGTAAATTTCAGCGAAGAAATGCCGACTACTAAAATGTTATTCAATCAAATGAAGGAAGTGCTTGATAATAAGGTTGATAACATTTATTGCGTTGAGTCACCACTAGTGTCTCACAAATTAAAGGTTGCAGGTCGCGTTGACTTGATCGCCGAATATGATGATGAAATTTCTATTATCGACTTCAAAACTTCAGACAAAACAAAAAAGAAAGAGTGGATTGAGAGTTATTTCCTCCAAGCATCACTTTATTCCTACATGTTTTGGGAAATGACTGGTATTCCCGTCAAAAAGATTATGATTGGAATATGTGTTGAATCTGAAACCAAGCCACAAATATTCATAGAGTCGCCAGTGAAGTATATCGAAAAGGCTGCTGGGATGGTTAAAAACTACCACAAAAATTAAATTTTTATTACACCCCCAAAATCTGGACATTCCCGTTTTAAATAAACGGCAGATAGTGTAATAACAAGGAGTCAGTTTATGAAGTCTAAACTCGCAGTTCTTTTCGTTTTCGGTTTGATCCTAATTTCTCACGTTGCAAATGCGCAAGGCAGAGACCAAATTTCTGTAGTAGGATCTTCAACAGTATATCCATTTACAACAGCAGTCGCCGAGCAATTCGGTCGTGCTGGAAAGTTTAAGACCCCAAAGGTTGAATCAACAGGTACTGGTGGCGGTATTAAATTATTTTGTAATGGCGTTGGTCCACAGTTTCCAGATGTAGCAAACGCATCACGCGCAATGAAGAAGGGCGAGTTTGAAACTTGCACAAAAAATGGCGTTGGTGAAATTGTTGAAATCAAAATTGGTTACGATGGTTTGACCGTTGCTGAATCAAAGGCAGGTAAATTTACCAATATCACAAAGGAACAACTTTGGAAAGCATTAGCAAAGCAAGTTCCAGATGCATCAGGAAATTTAATTCCAAATCCATATAA